ATAGCTTTAAATTGCTCATCTGGCTACTCAACCATTTCTAATAAACTGTCGATAACTCCATTATTTCCGCCCATAGAAATAAAGGATGATAACTGTTTTTTAATATTCTTATTCATTTATTTTGTCCTCCTTTCAAATAGTTTCTATAATTTCATCAATAACACCGTATCTTATTGCGTCATGAGGATCCATAAACCAATCATCTTTTCTATGAGCCTCATATTCATCATTACTAATTTTAGTATTATCTAATGTAATTTGCTTTAATCTGGCCAATTGAAGTTTATAAAACTCCATTCTCTATAAAAATTTATGAGCATCTCCACCATCCATTGCCGCGCCCTCATGGAAAAGATAGGAAGTATGCGCAAGGCCATATCTTTTATGTCCACATATTCCAATAAAGAAGCCGCCACTATATCCGGTTCCAATTGTAATAGTATGGACAGGAGTTTTTGAAGCCTTAATTGCACTTATAATACTAAAAACCGCATCAATATCCCCTCCTGGAGTATTAATATAAATTTTAATGGGTTCTCGTTCTTCAACTGGAATTTCATCTTCTTCATCGACTTTATTCCAAAAGCGAATAACTTCAAAAATACTATTAGCATGTTCGGTCTTTATTTCATTTGTTAAATAGATTGTTCTTTCAACGAACTCGAAAGTTTCTAAAGTCTACTCGACATCTATTTGAACCTCAGGATCTGTAATTAAATCAAAGTAAGAAATATCCTCTGGATTTTCATCATCCTCTTTTAAATTTTTATATTCTTCCTCTGCTTTATCGTATAATTTAGTAATATCTTCAAGGAATTGCTCTTTGGATTTTAGGCTACCGTCTTCATTAAGTATTGAAATAGTCTCTTGTTCCATATATTAATCCTCCATGTTTTTTTCTAATTCTTTCTTTATATTTTCTAGTTCATCAATTTCTTCAATTAATGAATTAATTTCTGGCTATAGTATAAAAGTATCGAATTCAAAATTTTTTAATTCTTCTCGTTTTTCTTTCAAAGAAAAACATACTTCAGCATAATTATTTTTATCCATATTATTTACCTCCTTTTATAAAAGTATATCATAAATTACTCTTTAAGTCAAGTGATTGGCGTGTAATTGTTTTAGGGTTTTGTTTAAGAAGCAATCTAAACTCCGAAGGAATTGTTTCTAATTCACGTTGCGCCGCGTTATCACCCTAATAGAAATTCTAATAGGATTCTTTTATTGGACTATTCCCCCATATAAGAATTTTCCGATAAAGTTCTTTTCTTTTTACTATAAAAGAAAAATTCTAATATTGATATGAATTGTTTTTACATTTATTCCACAAAATAATTTTTATTACTTTCTATAAATAATTATCTTCCGTTTCTTGGGGCCGCGGCACATCAAATAAAATAGCATCTTTATAATAAGTATAGAAGAAATTTTCGGAATACCTAAAATGTAGAGCAATTCGTCTATCAAATAAAATACTATATGGAATAAATTTTATTGCAGTTTCCTCATCTTGTACTTCTAATCGGTGAATAAATTTAAAATTATGATTATTCTTGTGTTCTTTTAGAAAATCTTCTGCGTTTTTTAAGTAGAAAAAATTATGGTCAGCTATATAAATATTCTTCATATTAGGTTTAAAATCCGTGAAATCATTGGTTTCTAATCGTATATAGGATGAGCGTTTCATTAAATCATACGTAGAAGAATTCCTTAGTTTATTACTCCAGGGATCATATGGGAGATAACTTGGTGGAGTAATAGCAATTTCTGGTTTTAAGGGAGTAATTTCTTTAAAAAAACCATATCCATAGATATCTTTTCTTTCTCCTAAAACTTCAAGTTGAGAGGGGAGCATTATATTTGCATTATCTTTAAAATAAATAATCTTGTTAAATCTCCCCTCGTCATCTTTAGGAGTCATCATAATAATCTGTTCATTATTTTGGAGAAAATAATTAAAAGTTTTCATTAATTCAAGATTGGGAAATGAACGACCGCGATGCCACAAGTCTATATCATATAATCCAATAGTACTCATTAATCTTCAACCTCCGGTCGTTCAGTTATTGATTTAGTAATAAAACCTTTATCATCTATTTCTAATATTTTTTCAAAAATATCAAACTCAGTATTTTTATATTTTTTAGGAATAAAAGTGTCATCACGTCTTATTCCAGTTATAATTAATTTATTTCCTCGTGTGAACCAAGACTTTTCTATTACGTGTTTAACACCATCTGCGCCGCGTTCAGAAATTTGTTTATCCCAAGCAGCGAATTGATTTTTCCAAACTTTAACAGTTACTACCCCAGTCGGTGTTAATAATATAACGGAACTTTTATTCTTATCTTTATCAATAACGGTACCAGCTATGCGAGAAATTTTAAATAATTTTATTTCTGAACCATCTTTTGTCGTAAAACAGCGTTCCACTTCTGGCTCGGGATTTAAAGAAAAAAAGTCTGTAATAGTATATATATTATTAGGGAGTTTATTAAGAGGATGCTCGTGATAATAAAAACCTAAACTATCCATTTCCCAATCAGCTTCAGAACCACTGCAATATTTATTCCAAGTTTCTTCATATAAACGTTTATTTAATTCATCAAGAATATTTTGCTGATTTTGTTTCATCCAATCCCTTACTGGATCCATCCCTTTTTTATAAATATTATCCCATACTGTTTGTTTAATTATACCAGTAGTTTCATCATTAGTGACGATTATTTCATCAATTTTTTCTGTACCATAGTTTTTTTCAAAGAATGAGTAAGCAATTTTATCTAATTGATAGTAGATCCCTTCTTTAAAATTCTTTAAATATTTATTAAAATTAAATAACTTCTTTTCAAAAGTTAATTCTCCTGGTATCATATCTTTAGCGATTAACATCTGCATATTTTGTAAGGTAATTCTTTTTTTCTTATCAGAGACACTATTTGCATATTCTATCATTGCTTTTTTCCTATCTCCGTTATAAAGCTCGTCAAAGGTGCCAGCCTTAATTAAAGAAAACATTTGTAATTTATTTACTTTAACCTTAGATAAAAAATCTCCAATACTTGTATAAGGACGATTATTAAAAATTTCATATACAAGTTGTGTTCCTATTCTATTAATACCTTTCATACCATAAACAATAGCATTCTTCTTTAACTCTGGTTTGAAAATCAAGCCTGATTCATTGATATCCGGTGGTAATACTGTAATTCCTTTTCCTTTAGATTCTCCTATGGCAGAACTTATTTTACCATAATTGACGCTTTTATTCTTTTTCACACTAGTCTCTTCTGCATCTGTATCTACGTCATCCATATCTAACAAATCTGCTCCACCAGCATTGACAATTAAGCAAGCGCAATTCCAATAAATTGCAGAATAATTTGTTGCTAAATATAACGTTTGAATACCAACAAATGAGTATGCTAATGCATGTGGCTTCGCGAACGCATACCCCATCTAAGGGCCCATTGTAGTTTCCCAAACATATGCCCCAAAATTTCTATTTGGGCATTGGCTAATAAACTTTTCTTGCAGAATGGGGATCTCTTCCATATGTTTCTTTGCTACAGTCTTTCTTGCTGCGTTAGCCTCTTTAAGCGTAAAATGGGCAATTTTTTCATCCATACAAACCATCATTAAGTCTTCTTGCGAAGCTGGCACTCCATAGTTTGGTAAATAATAAGGCTCAAGTATCTTAATTTCTTCTTCGCTAAGTCCTCTGTCCCTTACTTCTTTATACCATTGACCAATATCTGCCTTAAGACGACAATATCTATCAAGAGGACGTTCTTTTCCCTTCTCTCCCATAAGTCTCATAAGCGCATTAGCAGAAGTCAATTCTGCTGGATTTTTTGGCTTAACTTGTTTTGCAGTAGCTAAACCAACACCAGTACTGAACTGAAATACATCAAGTACGCTACCCTCTCCGAGCGCTGTCCATAGACGCTTATCCTCAAGATTTAATACCGCTGGGTGAAGATATTTATTATATATTTCACGTAGAGACAAATCTTCCTCAACAATATTGTCTTTTTGCATAAGCTCTATACAAGTTGTAATTTTATCACATATTTCTGTAACTAGAAAATCGTATTTTACATCCGTTTTATCCATTATTTCTAAATGGAGCTGACTATCTCTTACCACATTATGTGGAATACCATTTCAGATAGCGTATCAATAGCTATCTTACTCCTCTTAACGAGGATAGTCGATACACATTTATATTAGAGTAAGTGCTTCCAAGTTATTCCATTAATAACCCCTCTTATTGAAGCTGGAGTTACTTGTGGGTATAACTTATAAATTTCTGAATTAGAGACGCCATCTTTGTGGAGTTTACGTATCTCTAACACATCTTTTGATGTTAATTTTGCTCGTCCATTTTTATCGCCATTTTTTCCTAAAGCCTTATGCTTTCTTTTATTTTCTTCTGAGAATACTCCTGGCATTACTAATTTAAATTTATTTCCAGTATAAATCTGCCAAAACGTCCATTTATCTGGATATAAATCTTTATAGTCTTTATATACATCTTCCCAATATTCTATATTAGCATAACGCTGTCTTAAAGAAACAATATCTGAATAATCTAATTTTCCGCCACTGGTAAACTATGCACTATATTCAACATTATAAGGGTATTCATCTACCGTTGTCTATAAATCTGTATATGTCTAATGATGATATATATTTTTAAAAGTGGAATATGAAATAATTTCATTAAATTGTTCATATAAAACATACATTGGCTAATTTCTATTGTCTAATATATATTGAGCCTATTCTTTAGTTAATTTAGCATTCCCATTTTCAGAACCTTTTTGAACTCCTCCACCAGAAGAGATATTATAGCCATTAGGGACAAAAGAGTTATATTTTTTAATTAACTCGATTTCTTTATTGTTAGCTTCTTCAAGACTTAATCCTGAATATAATATTTCAAAGGTAAAATTCTCTTCTCCGTATTTCTAAATAGCTTTTGCAATTATACTATTTTTATTATAGTTATTTTTATGCTCTCGCCATCTCCTTTTATAATCATTAGTTATTCCAATATAAATTTTATTATTTATACTGTTTGAAATTTTATATACATACATAAAATCACCTCAATCATACTTTATTACTCCACTAATAAAGTACGATTTACTACTTCTTACTCTAATAATTTAGTTCGGGATTACCATACCTGTGTCTCCCGACAGGGCTTCAGGCTTCCCCGATCGCATTAATGGTATTTTTTACTTATGATTTCTCTGCCATTAATACGCTGCTGATAAACAGTTAGATATTATTGGGCAATGTTACTTACCCATTAAATCAGAGTCATGGAGCTCAAATTGTGTAGTTAAATCTCCATTTGGACTTCTCATAATAGCATTCGTTTCAAAAGGTGAATTATTATATATCATTACACCAGAAGCATGCTGACCGCGCTTATTAACTAACCCACTAATAGATTGTATAATTTCAAGTAATCCAGGGTATTTTTCAACATCACTTATGAATGCTTTAATGGGCTGTCTACCTTTTTCAGGATTACCATAAACTACATCATCTATGCTCCATAAAAAACCTCTTTCTTGTGGGATAAGTCCGCTAAGATACTGAGTAGTTTCAACCTCTAAGCCATTCGGATAAAATGTTGAACGATATCCCCTACCGGCGGCGGCTATTGCTGAACGGGTACCTTCTGTACCGAAAGTACAAACCTGAATTACATTTAACTCACCGCGCTCTTTACGAATTGCCGAGAAAATCTTTTTACGTTTTGATGGAGATAGATCAATGTCGATATCGGGGAGCTCCACACGCTCTTTATTTAAAACGCATTATTCCATTGTCACCAATGGTGCTGACTATATCTTACTCTCATAATACACATTAAAACCACAATATTTTTTTTCTTTTCTAATGCATTCTCTTAAATAATGAGATACATTATTTAAGTTATTTGTTTTTGTATAATAATTATTTATTAGCCATTGACTGCATTCTTTTACATCTGTAAAACTCTATGTTATAGTTGGAGACACGATTTTTACCCTTCCATTTCCTATAATTTCTCCTTGGGTAAATCTCTTTACATTATTGCGATTTAAAATTTTATCGATAGAGCTATGATCACATCCAATTAATTTAGCTACTTTTCTTGCGGATTTCAATTCGTAATATTTCTAAATAATATCGTCTTCATCCCAATTATATAATTCAACTAATCTTCCTCCTAGAGTTGAATTATATCCATTGCGATAACTATCATAGTATGAAATCCAATATTTTTCTCTCTCATCTAATTTTTCTTTATCTATTTCTTCTAATACTTCAAAAAGAAAATTTTCTATTCCATATTTTTTAAACGCCTAATAAAGAACGATTTGAGAAAAATAATCTTTCGTATAATTTAATTGATGCTATCTAAAGCGTTCTTGATAATTTTTTACTGTCTATCCAATATAACATTTATTATTTATTTTATTTGTGATTTTATAAATATATCCCATAATACCACCTCTTTTATTAATGTGAATTATGAGAGCCTTTGCGCTTCGGATGGTGGTCATCTCCACCCTACTCTACTCGGTTCTTCACCATGAAATGGTTATCCTTTCGATAGTCGATGCACTTTCAACTTCCCTACTGGCTCTCCAGTAGAGAAGTAGCTTAGCACAGGATTTTCTTTAACAAATAAAGATTCTCTCCTGTTAGCCAACTTTTTCGTCGTCATTTCCTACGATTCCAATAGTAAAGTTGACACCTCTGACCAAGAGTTCACAAAGTTTTTTTCTTATATATCACTATATAAGGGAGACCTTTAAACCAATATGGTTAATCTCCAATAAGGTAGTTCCCACTTTAATGGATCAAGTTGAGTTATTCCAAGTAAATAATTTGATAAAAAACATACCGCTGAACCACGACCAGGACCAACAATTGAACCACAGTCCCAAAACAAGTTAATAAAATGTTGAAATGTATTAAAATATTTGAATAAGCAATCATTAAGCTTTTCTCCAATAGTTTTAATAACATCAGCTTCTATTTCAAGGCGTTCGAGATAATTACTTTCATTAAGACCTTTTTCAATAAGAGAATTAAAACACTAATTAACCCAATATCTTTCCTGTATGTTATCACTAACAAATAGACTTCTAAGAATTGGGTATTCTGTCATCAAATGGAATATACCTATATCTTTTGGATAATCTTTAACTTTAACTTCTGGAATAATTGAATTTCTTTCAAGACTAAAGCTCTCAATCTTATTGTAAATTTCCATAGAGGCGCGGCACATATCCATAAACTCTTCCTCAGTAAAAGCTACTTTTAAATTTTCAAAAGCTTCATCATTATCCATCATATGCGCATCAAAATAGAATTCATCAACTTCTCTATCGCCCTCTTTAGAATTAAGATAAGCTTTATGAAGAGGTCTCTCTTTTGCCGTTAAATAATGAGCATCTGAACCAATAACTATTTTACGATTATAAGCCTTAGCAATCATACCAACTCTTCTATTAAATTTTATCTGATCTTTTGATTGGCCAGCGGCGACTTCTATATAAAAATCATCACCAAATAAATCTATATTCCAGCGAATAAAATTATCTATATCACTTTTACATTCTAAAATTTCTTGTGCGTTATCTCGTTTTTCAGCATCAATTAATTTTAAAACTCTTCCGCCTAAAAAGCCTCCGATACAAGCTGTTGTAGCTATAAGAGAATTAGGATACTTTTTTACTATTGCTTCAAGCTCTTTCATTTCTGTTGGAACTCTTGTCATACCTCGAGAGGAAAAACTATAATACCAAGCAGTAGAACTTAATTCTCTTAAAGCTCGATGTCCATCTGCATTTTTTGCAATTAATATATAGTGCCAATATCTTTCGATATTATTTCGTTCTTGTACGAGATAGATTTCATTGCCGCAGGCACATTTGAAATCTTCGGGTATTTCTCCTTTCTCTTTTAACTTCTTTTCTGTCTATAACCATTTTAAATGACCACTAACACATTCATGATCAGTCAATGTAATACCTTTCATTCCAAGACGGTATGCCGTCTTAATCATATCTGGTATCTTATTAATACTATCAATGAGCCTTATATTTGAGTATTCGCTATGGCTATGGGTGTCAAAACGAGGTATATTATTTAAACTCATTTCAATAAAATCCTCCTTTATTCTTTTATCTATATATATTATACTATAAAATATAGAAAAAGTCAAGACAAAAGTCTTGACTCCTTTTACTTATTATTCTTTTTACGTTCACGTTCTTTTTGAATTTCCTTATTGCGGCGAGACATCTCGTCTTTAAAACGGTCAATCTTCTTTTTATAATTGTCCTTTTCATCTCTATGGATCTTCATTTTATTTCCTCCTCTCTTATTGTCATAGTTGCCATTAATGGTTCTAAATAGCTTGTTTGTCTTATAAATTCAACTAATACAAAATCAGCTTCATCAACTAAGATATGTTTATAAGACCTTCCTCTTGTACGTCCTTGAATTAAATCATTTACCGTAAAAACTTGAGGAATAGGTAAACCAAGTTCCTTTGCTCTTATTTCATAAATTTTTTTATGAGATATTGTTCCACATAAAATGGGCATCTGGCTAATATAGGCGAATTTAACCAAAAGAGTCGTTTTTCCGCTACCTCTTGGCCTTACTATTACTTTCATTCAATAATCTCCTTCATAAATTGAGTATTCTTCATCATGTAATATTCATTACTCCAAAACAGCCAACTTTCTCTTGACCACCTGCCAGCGCCCGCTTCATGAACGGTCGTTTGAAATACTAAAAGTGTTTTAGTATCTTTTTTACAGATATAATTAGCGAAGTAATAATATATCTTATCTACAATGTGTGTACTCTTATCTCTGACCGCTTCCCAGTTTTCTCTTGTTTCTTCTTCTACATATCTATCTATAAGTAAATCTTGAATATTTAATAACTCTCCGTATTCGCTTTTCATTATTTCTTCTTTATCTTGTACTGTGACACAATTCTTATCAATAAGATAGTCAAGAAACTCACTTAAAACCTCATCTGAAAACATATGGTCCACTTGATCAAAGTAGTCTTCGCCCCACCTTTCCATGGCGGCTTGTATAGCCATATAGGCTATTATAGGGTCTTTTAAATCATTAAACTCGGGTTCCATCATAAAAATCATGATATCACTCCTTTCTTTTTTAATTCTTCATATACAGCTCTAGAAAAAAATTTCTTCATTTTTTTTATCTAATTCATCATACTCGATTTGACCAGGCATATAGCTGAGAAATGCTGTCATTAATTCATCCTTTAGTCCTTCTGTTCTATATTTCAAGCACGTTATCAATAATCTCAATTAGTTCTTGACAATCGTCACTCATTTTTCCTCTTTTTCTGTCTTCAAAATCAGTAAGAGCATGATCCACGGCATTTAGCGTTTTAGCGTATCTTTTTGTTCTTTCCATGACTTTAAGCCACTCTTTTATTTTTCTAAGCATTATTACGTCCAAGATTTGACAAGGGTTACAATTACATAAGAATCAATAATCTCGCCCTTAGATTTCCTATCCTTCTTAACCATTTTATATGACTTAAGCTCATATCCCTCGACAGCCTCATCGGCCTTAGCCTTCTCAATTAAAGCCTTAGCCTCAGCTTCATCGGCAACGCGCCACTCTTCAGTTCTCTTACAAAGTTCTCCCATTTTTATTCCTCCCAATATTTATTCTTAGCATTATTCATTGCTAAAATCAACTCATCAGTAGCTATATCCCCATCAATTTGAAATAATCGAGGGTCATTACCATATGTTTCATTCCATAATTCTCGGTATTCTTTTTCTGACATTACTTCTCTTCCACATCTTGGACAATATCTCCATAATGTTTCTACTGTATAATCTACTTCTCCCAGTTTTTTCCATATTGCTATATGTAATTTTTTAAAAGGATCTACGTCTCTACAGAAAAAACATTCTCTTGGTCTATCTTTAGGTCCATCAAGAATTGTTACCGGCATTAACATCTTCCTCCTTAGATTTTTTTCTCTTAAAATACATAACTGCTTCAGCCCAGCCTTCCATTGAGGCCGCATCAATTCCCATGTATATAGGCCGTGATCCTTCAAGGCTCACTGGCTCAATCTTTATCATTTCTCCATTTATATTTTTAATATATATCTCTTTTATCTCATAATTAAAAATCATATTTACCGCTTTCTTTAATTTCAATCTCTTCAAGAAGAATCTGAGGAGTTCGTTTTCCTCCCCACTCATTGATATTTCCTCTGCCGGCGGCAGAAATATTTAACTTACCATCATAAGTAGAAATTTCATTAATTAACTCTTTAGCTTTAAATTTTATATAAGTAATTCCATTAAAGCTAAATTTTAGAGTATCTTTATTAGTCCCTATAACAGAAATATCTTTTTTATCAATAGTAATATTTTCTATCACTATAACTGGTTCTTCACAGCCTTGTCCCCACAGAAAACGTCCACGATCTAAATCATCAATTAATTGATTTAAGTAAGAACAATTTCCCTAAACTACAAAATCAGCTTCGTAAAATCCTTCATTAAAATTAATATCTTTTAATTTTTCATTAGCATATGCCGTTAATTTAGGAATATTTGCAATTTTTATGCTCTATCCCGCGGCGTTCGAATGCCCCTCTACAAATTCCATTAATCTACTATCAAGCAGAAATTTTCTAAAATCTTTTAATTCCGAGGATTCTCGTCCACGTATTGATCCTTTTAAACAGCCATCGGGACTAGTTCTTCCTAATATAACTGGTTTCTTATGCGATGCAGCAATATTCATAGCACATAATCCAGTAAGAGTTGTAGGTATATTTAAATCATCAGCATTTAGAATTAAAATTTTATTTTCATCTAAACAGTTTTCCATAATCTGAATATTAAGTAATTCTGCCGCTTTATCCATTTCCCTTTTCTACCTTGCTTTAGCATTTATACAATTTCTTACGCTCTATGTCGCTAAAGTTTCTACCTATCCCTTTTCGCCTCTCTTAGTAGACGGAACCTCAAGTTGTGGAGTTAAAAATGCCTAAAATAAGCGTTCTTTTTCAATATTTGAACCTACTCGAATTAATGCATTAATAAGTGGAGTAATATAAAAAGCCACTCCTATCTAGGTCAAGGGACCGCTGCCAAGAGAATATGACTATTTATCTATAAGCTCCTTAAAAAAGCCATTGTTAATATGGCTTAAACCATAATCACAAATGAAACGATTCTCAAGTGTAGTCATTCTCATCATATCACTTATTTCGCCCAAAGCTACTAAATCTAAATAGTCAGGTAAATTAGTTTCATAATTATTCTCTTCTTGTTTCATTTCATTATCAAACCACATCATATAATCAAAATATTCAAAAAATTTGTAGACAACTCCAACTCCACTAAGTTCCTTATTAAGATATGACTATGATAGCTAATTATTAATTACAACGGCGAAATCGCTATATTTTTCTGCTTCATGGTGATCTAATACTAAAATGTCATATCCCAATTCGCTAAGAATTTTATGTTCCTCATAATCATTACTTGAACTATCGGGAAGAATAATTAAATCGCATATTTTCTCTCCTGAAGTAAAAATATCCATTAAGGTTTTTAAACCATGTTCCTTACCCTCTGGAATATGATAGTCAAGAGAAAAATCCGGATATTTTGTTGAATAATTATTCTTTAAAAAACAATATACTAGCGCCGCACTAGTAAATCCATCTACATCTGAATCTACACAAATATAAATTTTGCTTCCATTAATAACATGCTTTTTAAGCAATTCATATCCGTCTTGGACGTGATCTAAATTTGCACTAGGAAGTAAATTTTCAGATGTGGGATAAAAAAATTCCTAAGTATATTCATAAATAGGCAAACCTCTATCAACTAAAAGTGCCTCTAAAAAGTCTTCTTTAATATCTTCAGAAGTACGTCTAATAAACTTCATTTTTCCTCCTTTTTACTTTAACCAAACAACATGCTTCATTAACTCTTCAAAAACTTCTTTTCCCTAATCTGTTGGACTGCATTTGGGTTTTAAGATTCTTTTATGGTCAGCAATAAAACCTATAGTAATAATATTCTTATATTTAGAACAAATTTTTTCTATTTTCTTATAATACTCAATTATTTCTACAATTGGGTCCGCCGGGCTATCAAAAGCAACAATTATTTTTCTTGCGCCGGCGCGAGAAAGTAGTTTAACCTAATATAACGACAATGAACTACCACAAACTGCAACAGCAATATTTTTATTTCGACCATACATTGTTTCAAACTATAATACGCTTTTTTCGCCTTCGAAAACAATGGCTATTGAAGCTAACTTGATATTATCTTTATTCATATTTAATCCATATAAGTTATACCCTAAAGGATGAGCGCACATTTGGCCTTCTATTTGAATTGGCATATATTTTCCATATACTAAATCTTCTTCATTGAGTGCTCGACCACGGATTCCAATTAAATTATTATTCATATCATAATGAGGAATAACAATTTTATTTTGTCGATCATAATATAAAATATTAAAGGTTTTCATAGCTTCTACAGAAATGCCATCATTAATCCATTCCTAAGTGGGATTAAAGGTAAAGACATTCAATAAAGATTTGTTAATTGGCTTAATATCAACATCGACATGCTATTTCTCATATCTATCTCTAATTGACTAATATTTGACTCCAAAACCTTCAGATAGTTTAAATAAGGATTTATTTCCAGCAATTTTTAATACAATATCATTATAAAAATCATATTTTAAATTTAATAGTTCATATCTTCGTTTAAATAATTCAAATATGTTAAAATTATCTCCACAACCAGTATAACAATGAAATTTTTTATTCTTTTTATAATAATATAATTTCATCTGAGCCTCAGAAGCCTCAATGTTATGACAAATGGTAGGAAAAATAATATATTCATTTTTTTCTTCATACCTATCAGCACCCAATTCTTGAACTAAATTAATAATTTCTTCATTAGTCAATGATTGTTCAATTGTTTTTAAATCGACTCTCATAATAAATCACTAAAATTTAATCCTTCCAATCTCTTTTTTGTATCTTGAGCATCACCAAACGCTTCAGTAATTGAATCCATTAAAGATTGCTGCGCCGGCGCATCAAAATTGGCTAATATATCTTCTGCCATCTCGTCAGTTATTTCTCCATAATTATAATAATTTTCTAGTTCTTCTTTTTCAGGAGTGAAGCTTTCAATAAAATCAGCTATTTGAAAATTATCAATTGGACGAATATCCGGAGTTGTAACAAATAAATCTACTGTTCTTAATGTTCCTAAATCTGTCACTTGCCAAATACTGATCATATTCCAACGTCCTCGTCTATTTTTAAAAATATCTGTAATTGAATTAGGAGTTAAATTGAATTGATTTTGAAAGCCTTTTACTACCTATAGTTCTTCTGGACTTGGACGGCGTTTTATGCAAGCTAAATCAGCAAGATCACCTATAGCTTTTGAACCTCGAATATTTCTGAAATCTTTAAAACCACCTTTAGGATCATCATCATTACTTAACTAAGTTGCAGACATTATAAAAGCATTAAGTTCTACTGCCAAATTCTTAATAGCTGTTGTTAATAAACGAAGACAAACATCTTCTCTTAAGGCTAAATCTCGATACTCATTAAGCATAGCTGGAGAAGAAAAAATATAGTCATAAAAAAAATTTTCTACTCCTTCTTGTAAATTATATCTTCTAAATAGATTTTTAATAACAGAAGCGCAGGGGTCGGGAATTCGAGCAAATAGCATATTATCAGAATATCTTTCCATAATATCTATAGCCTTCATGATTCTATCCATATGCTCTTCTTTATAAGTACCGTATAAAAACATATCTTCATTATAACCAGTCAAATATGCCAATATCATGGTTTGAATTTCAGCGGGGTCTTGCTCTGTCATAATATATAAGACTTTTTCTGGAGTCCCGGTTGCAACCCACTTCCCATACTTAGGTTCATATCTAATTGGATAAGCTATATTACAAGCATCTCCAACCATAGAACGGGTTTTTCCTACACCAGAACCTGCAGACCTGAGATAAAATTTCCCTTTTCTGCCGCCACGACAAACTGTATTAAAAATATCTCCTTGTAAACGAACACCAACTTCAGGCTTAATCTTTAAATTTTCAATAAGTTCTCTAATGCCAGTTGAAGCTTTGCTCTCTTCAACAATATTCGTATAAGCGTATTTACTTTCAAGAGAGGCCAGATTTCCTCTTAACTCTTTAATAATATCTACCGCATTAATTTTTTCAAATCTTTCATTAATTTCCTCGTAATGAGGGTCTGTTAAATTTTCGCAATAAATTTTACTAATATCTTGACCAGATTTCTATAAATCTCTCAATAAATTGAACTTTTTTAATCTATTATAATAATAATTAAAATTATTAGGGTCGGCATAAGTTTCACAATCCTATAAAAAACTTAAGCCATTATTTTTATCAAGCAATTCTCTTGCTAAATCATTACTTTGTAGATATGTATCAACATCAATTGTATGAATTTTTTCTGCGCCGCCGCTATATAAATTGTATATGGCTGAAAAGACCATTTTATCTAATTGCTAAGAAAAGTCTGTCGGTTCAAGCTAATATTTATCTGTATCGCTTAAAAGTTCTGGCCGACACATTAAACTTCCTAAGATTTGAATAATAGTATTTCTATCTGTCTATACCATTACTTCACTCCTTTAAAGTATTTAAATCAATAGTTTTTCTTTTCTTTTTTCCGATATAATCGTTAGGATTATAATTAATTTCAATCCTATCTTGCTCTAATTGTTTCTAAATTGCTTTACTAATATCTTCAGCTCTCTTTGCTTGAGTTTCATAATAAAGCTTTGCTTCAGCGAACACAAAAGGAATTATCCCTATTGAGCCATTAGATTTTTTAGTTGAATTTCGTTTTATTTCATAAAAATATTTTAATGTTAAAAGTTGTCCTCGGTAAGGCATCCCCTATTGTTTAAATTTTTGCATCTGGGTAATATTCCAATCACTGACCGGCTTCTCAGGAGAATACTAGCCGAATAATCTAAAAATATAATACCATAAGGCATCTCGGTCGTCATTTAAAGACGATTTTAATTTTAAATTATCCTCATTTAAATATTTCTTTACTGTAGAAGGAGAAATTCCCAAATTTCTAGCAACTTGTGACATATTTTTACAAATAGCATATTCATCATTAATTTTTTGAATTAATTCATCCGTTACTTTTATTTTAGCCTTTTTCTCTTCTTTAACCTTATCTTCTTGCGGCGCGGCCTCAAAAAGAGTTAAATACTTAGATACTGTGGATACAGAGATACCTAATTCTTCTGCCACTTTCTTCTTAACTCCATATTGTTTATATAAGAGAGGAATTTTATTTATAATATCTTCTGAAATTTTTCTGCTCATTTACTCACCTTTCTTATTCTTACTATATATAGTATAACATATTTTGTTAAAAAAGTCAATAAATAAGGACGACATTATTGTCGTCCCCATCTTAAATTCCGCCAGTAAATTCGTCCAGAAATGCAGCCGCCTATGCTGTCAGACTTCTTTCTGTCATTTTAAGTTGAACAGTTGCGAATGCTTTTGCATAAATAGGCGATTTTCTTAGGTTTAATAATAGCTTTAATCCATTTCTGTTCCTAAAAATAGCGCTATCTGTCTACTTAAAATCTCCATCAAAGAAGATTCTACTTTTTTCTCCACAACGAGCGATAAGAAGCTTGACGTGGTCTTCTGTTAAATTCTAAGCTTCATTTACAATGATAATTGTTTCATCAAAACTACGGCCACGTATAGACCCCATTGGAACAACTTCAAGCTAGTCATGATTCATCATGTCCTATACCTTATCAATGCCAACAAGATCTACTAAAGGGCCAATCTATCCAGCGACTTTACTTAATAATTCTCCAGGTAGAGCACCCAAGTCCATTGTATTTTCAGTATAAGCATTATTTGGCACATATACGATCTTCTTGATTCTACCTTTTTCGAGTTCTTGTAGAGCAAAATTATTTAATATAAAAGATTTTCCTGTACCGAATGCGCCGCCGGCATATAGTATAGTTTTATCTCTATTGGCTAAAGCATTAAACAGACATATCTATTCTGGATTTCTAGGCCCGATACCTTTTCCATTAGCTATCCATTCATTATAAATTCTCTCATATGGTGCAGCGACTTCAATTAATTTATTATTTTCACAGACAAAAATTGCAAATACTTTATAATCCTTTTCACCGTGCTTATTAGTAAAAGCATCAAGACTATTTTTAATAATTAAATACTGTCCTTCATTTATAGGGCTAATTTCATTTGGAATTTCACCAGTTTCATAAATTTTCGCTATAATCGGGTCATATTGATTAGTATCTGGTGTTATTAACAAAGTCTTAATTCCACTATAAATCTCTGAATTACCATATCCCCTCGTTGAAAGATGCTTTGTAATTGCCTTTACCTTCAAATAAACATCATTGGTTACTAAAGTTGCAGAATATAGTTTAGCAATTTTTAACAACTTATCATCTACGGGGATTTTTTCATTTTCAAAATCCTCGCTCCACTATAGAGTATTTATGTTGTGAGAGATTATAACCGCGGCGCGGCGAGCTTTATAAGAAGTATCAAAATTAGAACTTAACTTTAATCCATCAAGCTCTCGGAGTACATCTGTTGCAATAATAATATTATCCTTCTCTTCTTCTATGATCTGAGGATAATCCAATAGTATGTTTGTATCTATAACTAGCATCAAAGCCCTCCTAACAAAATAGGGGAAGATAAAACCTTCCCCAATAAAAATCAAAGTATATTTCTTATCTCAATTAAACTCTAATTTAACTTATTGACTTCCTCGGGTAATATCTCTGAGAATTTAGTTGGTTTTCCAAAAATTTGCTCTAAAATAAGACTTGCTTCAGTTCCTTTTTCCTTTTGAATTACTTCTCCCCATAGCATTCTTGCCTCTCCCATTAATTCATCAAAATCAAGTTTAGTATAAGGATTAGGGGTTTCAACCGCTGCGCCGCCAGAATTAGCGCATTCTTTTTCAATTGCTGTATAAATTGCATCAACTAATTTGTCATAATTCAAAGGAACTGCAGATGTTATATAGCGGTATCTGGATTTAACAAGAAAACGATCTCCAACTTCATCTCGTAAGAAGATAAAACGCTGTCTTTTAGCATTATCATCTTCTCCTACAGAAACTTCTCTAATATATCCAATAATATCAACCATTTTGTTGACTATATTAAAAGGTTTATTAGATAAAGCAGGAACAATTTGAGTATATTTTTCGCCCTTATCATTAGTAAATTCTTTTTCTGTCGGATGTCCAATAAATACAATACCATATCCGCTATAAGCTAAATCTCTTAGAGGTTGAGAAAATTCTTTTTCAGCTTCTGCATAAAGTTTACCATAGCCAACATCGCTAAGATTCTTTACACCATTTTGCAGGCAGACATATTTTGCGCAAAGATTCCAAGCTTCGTCTGTCGTATCAACTGCAATAGTATGATATTTTTCTTGAAGTTCTGGGTCTCGGCATAAATCTTTAACAGCGTCCTTCCAGTCTTTCCAGGTTTTCATAGGAGCCACATAGACATTATTTAAAGCATTAGTACCTGGCTCAAATCCCATAATAAGCACCTTTTCAAATTGTGCTGCAAGGGATGTTTTTCCCACGCCTGGCTGTCCATACAAAAGTATAAATTTACCACGAAGATTCTTAGAAATAGTTTGTGGCTGCAATTCTTTAAGATTTATTCCCATTTATATTCCCTCCTTACAAAGTATAGATTATAGATTAAAATCCATAATCTATAGCCTTCTTAGGAGTCTTATCAACTGGCTTTGCTTCCTTCAATGCTTCAATACGAGCCTTTCTTGCAGAAAGTGCTGCCTTGATAGAATCTGCATCATAAGAAATCTCTTCTTCAAGACCACCGGCAGAACCTCCAGTTACAATTAACTCTCTCTTTGAAACGGTTCTTGTTCTAGTAATAGGATCACCGAATCCCTACTCTTCCTCAATAGTTTCTGTCTTGCGAATCATATTGATTCTACCAGTTACTTTTACAGTTTCGCCCTCTTCCCAATTCTGCTCGATATGAGCCTTAGCAGAACCGCTTGCATAAAGGTCAAGAACCTAAATATCACCACGATAATTAATAATTCCAAACTTTATAATAGTACGACCAGTCTCATTATCATTTCTATCTATCTCATCTCTAAAGCCTAAAACAACACCGCTAAGCTTAAATGTTGCTCCATCAGGCTCACCATTTTTCTTCGCATTTAAAAAGTTTCCTGTAATCTGAAAGCCGCTGCGTTCTGTTCCAGTAGATTTGTCAATCCATACGTTCTCCTCCAAATTGCCAGCATTAACTGTAATCTTAGAAGCATCTGAAATATTTTCTGCTGCGGCGGCGGAAGTTAAAGATGTCTTATACTTTAGAATTGAGTCATATAACTTATTTGCTGTACCATCATTCTTAAGTCTCATAGAAAACATTTTAATAGGAATAATACATTCTACTGCCTATCCATTAATTTCCTAGTCAACACGAATATCAGCCTCACCACGAATCCAGGCACGTCCATCTACAGTTTTACCCTCTTCAATATTTAATTCATTAAGAATACCACTTACATATACTTCATTATCTGACTTTACATTAGTTCCAATCATTTTTTATCCTCCAATATTTTTTTTCTTTTTAATGGGTAAAAATATAGGGGCGAAATCGCCCCATATTTACTTTTTTTAATTAGTCCTCTACTTCAGCGTCGGGATCAAAGTTTGCGCCGGCTTCTGTAAGAGCAAACTTCTTAACTTCCTTAGTCTTAGTGTTACCGTTCTCGTCAGTAACCTCAACTGTCTCAGTAAATCTCTCAGCATAGCCCTTTCTGCAAAGACCTGTTACAGAACCTGTTACAGAACCAGCCTTCTCAAAACCAAGAGCTTCCTGTACTTCCTTAGTTGTAAATGCTACACCTGCACCTGCTGCCTTTAGATACTCAAATACCTTTCTTGAACCTTCAGTCATCTTCTTTGCCATTAAAAATCACTCCTTTAAAATTTTAAAATATTTAATTAAAAATTTATTAAATAAAATAGCAGGTGGTTTTTCCACGGTTGCTATTTATTTACTATAATAATTATACTATATTTTTATATGAAAGTCAAATAATTAACTCTTTTTTTCTTTAAATAAATTTAAAGTTCTTATATCTTGTGGTAATAAAATTCCGATTTTGCTTTCAATATCTTTTAAAGCTTGCTAAGACGCTTTAATCTATTTTTCAATTAAAATCGCCATATAATTAAAAGCTAAGCCTATTTGATTGATTTCGACGAGTGATAAATTAAAATCGTTATTTTGAAGTTTTTCTCTAATTTTTTCATATCTCTTAGCGTCTTCATTAAGCTCCAAAATAAAATTCACTGGTTTATCAGAATGTTCTAAATCTTTCTTTAAAACTCTAATAACCTTATTGGTTTTTTTATCAATCTTCATATCAAAAAACTAATCGGTTAAATTATAAATATCATCAAGATAGCCCGTTAGGGCCAGTATTGCTGACTCTGGGTCGTCTTTAATACACATAATTTTCTTCCATAATGTATCATCACTCATTTTTATCCCTCACTAAATCTGATGCAATATCATTTTCATCAATATTTATAGCTTTTACTCCAATAGCATTACGAGATAATTCTCTTAATTCTATTGTTGAAATTTTAATGCTCTTTCGTTTTACTATAATAATTATATCACTATCCTTATCCAAAGTCAAGAATTTAACTATTGAATCCTGTTCTCTTGTATCGGAAATTTTCTTTCCTTTGGTCGCACGGCCGCAAACAGAAAACTCATTTATAGGTGTCTTTTTTATAAGACCTTGCTGAGAAAGTGTAATCATATATTTATCATTTTCAGATATTAATTTTGCATCAATGACATAATCATTTTCATTGAGTTTAATTGCTTTTACGCCAGAAGTTGCTCTTCCTATTGCATTTATATCATCTGTATTTATTATAACAAAGTTTCCATTAAAAGTCAAGATTCCGACTTTTTCTTCATTCATAAATAATACATTTACTACTTCGTCGCCGTCTTTTAATTTGATAGCCTTAAGAGACTTTCCTCTCTTATGGTCATACTCGTCTGCAAGAGTTTTCTTAATCATACCATTTTTAGTAATAAATACAAAATATTTTATATCCTGCTTACGATTAATTGAAGTAATTGCAGTAGGCTTTTCTCCAGACGCAAATTCAAATAATTGAGCTATATTAATTTTTGCATTTATCGGGAGGTCATCAATTGATAGACTATACATTTCGCCAAAATTAGAGAAAATAAGTAATGAACTGAAATTAGTATCATTAATAGTCTTAACTATTGCTTCATTGTCAGCCATTTTAATCTTGGAACCTTTGCCGCCGCGGCGCGTCTTCATCAGTGTAGAAGACTCTACGGTGTAAATATTACCAAGATTTGTGTAATGTATAAGAAGTTCTTTCTTTTCAATAGGTTCTGCTTCTTCTTCCTTTTCTGAAGTAAAGTCAAGGTCTATAAGTCTGGTTCTACGAGCATCACCATACTTTTTTATAATTGCTCTCATTCCGTCTTCAATTTCTTTATAGAGAAGGTCTTTATTGTCAAGTATATTTTGAATACGGGCAATTTCAGTTAAAAGATTAGATTTCTCATCTTCAAGGTCGAGAGTTTCAAGACTAACAAGGCGGCTAAGAGGCATTTTTAAGATGGCGGCACTTTGTTCCTCATCAATATTATACCTTTCAATTAACTTAGCTTTTGCCTCATCTTTACTCTGTGACCCCTTTATAATAGAAATAACAGTATCTATATCTGCAAGTGCAATCAATAAACCATCAATAATATGGATTTTGTCTTTCATTTTATTAATATCAAAGACATACATATTCCGTTTACACTCAATCTCATGGTCAATATGTGCAAGAAGCGCTTCTTTCCAAGTATAAACTTTTGGATAACAGCCCTTTTCAAGCATTGTTAGATTAACCGTAAAGCTATCCTGTAAAGATGTGAGTTTAAATAATTGTTTTGTCAGCTTAGTCGGATTTACTCCCTTTTCAAGAACTACTTTTATTTTACCTGTATTAGTAGACAAATCAAGTATTTTTTCAATACCAATAAGCTCACCCTGTTCGACAAGTGTTTTAATCTGCTCCATTATGGTTCTAGCATATGTACCATATGGAAGCTCAGTAAAATATATGCAATTTTCTGAAGCGTCATACTCTGCGGTACTACGAAGCTTAATTGCTCCGCCACATCCGTCTCTAAGCAATTCTTTAACTTTTGATTTATTAAGTATTGTTCCGCCAGTAGCAAAGTCTGGAGCGCAATATATCTCTTCAAAATCTATATCTCTATCCCAAAGAAGCTTAATCATAGCTTCATTAACCTCAGTTACATTGAATTGAGGGATAGAGCTTGCGAGACCTGTTGCAATACCAGTAGTACCATTACAAATATTATAGAAACCAAGTGATGGCACAACTGCTGGATATTGTTCAGTATCATCATAGTTATTACACCATTCATTAATA